CCGTGCATCGGGAACGAGTGGCTGACGGAATGAACCTCAACTATACCATCGGTTGTTATCCCTGCCACAGGAAACAAACAATGTAACCGGAGTTCCTCTCTTAGTGCCACTAATTTCATTTATTATAAACCGTCTGAACAAGACACTCTCTTTACTGCATATCCTGAATACAACGGCTATAATCATTTCAAGGCTGTAAACGTCATAACTGATTCCATCCGCTTGCCTGAGATACTTCATTGTATCAAGTTCATTCAGTTCCTTGTTCTTGTAGATGGAACGGATAGCCTTGCGGACGTGGCAGGAAAACACGCCGAACAGGTCGGCTATCTCTTGTTGCGTCATCCATACGGATACGGTCGGCATCGTGACCGCACCCGTTTCACTGATTGTTATTATTCCTCTATTCATTGTCACTTGATTTTAGTTTCATCATTTGATGCACACTCCTTTTTCCAACCGCTGTAATTTCCGCATTTGAACACCCGTGACGGCATACCGTCATCGGGCAACGCATATTTGCCTTTGGTATTTTCAGACAGGGTTTCCAAATCCCTGCTCACTTTGTGGTTGGTTATCTCGGCATATATCTGGGTGGTGCGTATGGAATAATGTCCCATCATCTTGCTGATGGTTTCTATCGGAACCCCGTTGCTCAGGCAGATAAGGGTCGCAAAACTGTGCCTCGCCTGATAGAATGTCAGGTGACATCTCAGACCGCACTGTTCGGCTATGATTTTAAGGCTGCGGCACAGGTTACAGGTCTGCGGGACGTAAAACAATCTTCCGTCCTTGCCTTCCCCTTTGTATTTTTCGATAATGCGGAGAGGTATGTCAAGAAGTTTGATATGGCACTCCGCCTTGGTCTTCTGCCGTGCGATGTGAATCCATTTGGAACCGTCTTCCTTTGTGACGATGTTGTCTTCCGTCAGGTTTGCCAGATCTGCCCTTCCGATGCCAGTGAACACCGAAAAGACAAACAGGTCGCGCGTGTGGCACAGGCGGTAGGTGGGCAGTTTGGCATTGAGCAGCTTTTCAAACTGTTCCCTGTTCAGGTGGCGATGGTTGACAGGCACTTTCTCAATCTTATGCCCTGCAAACGGGTCGCGCTTGAGTATGTGCTTCTTCAACGCCAGCCGTGTCATCTTGTGTAGCAGGATAAGGTAGTCATTGTAGGCAGACACCTTTAACCGCAATACGGTAGAGAAATAGAACGTGAAGTCGGTCATGAACTTCATCGTCAGTGAGCGTAACGGAATATCCTCCAAATCATACTTGAATTTCAAAAAGTTAAATATATGCTTGCGGGTGGTAAGATAACGGACGTAGGAATGCCTTGTCCGGTCAATGCCCACACGTTTGGCGTATTCCCCGTTATGTTCGTCAAACAGGGACAGCAATGTCTCTTTGACATCGGATTTTCCGGTGACGGCATTCTTGATGATTTCTGCCGAGACGAAGCCATAAGAGTCCACGTTTCTTTTGTAGGCGGCCTTCGCTTTCTCCTCCAAAGCCTCCAATAATGAGTTCAGCCTGTTCAACTCATTTCTTTTTTCGCCGGTGATGTTTCCGGTCTTACGGCCGTCCGTGAATGCCTTGCCCACTTTTGCATCCCATAAGTCAGGCTCTATTTCCAACCCTGTGGAATACTGGCTTATCTTCCCGTCAAGGGTGACCCGTCCCATAATCGGACATCTGCCGTTTTTCTTTATTTTCCGGCGGTTGATATAGAACAACAGTTTGAATGTGCTTCGCATGGCTTACCCCTCCATCATTTTGGTTATGTACTCTCTTTGCTTCATGCTCGGATTGACTTTACGTTGGCTATAATCCTTCAGAATTGGAGACGGGGCAGTGTCAATGCCCGATAAGGTAAACTTGCCCCCGATAATATCGTTCAGACCGTCCATGTCCTTGTCTATTTTATCCTGCGTGACTTTCGCATACCGCTGTGTGGTGGTGATATGCCGATGCCCCATGATTTTACTGACGGTCTCTATCGGAATCCCCTGTGACAGACAGATGATGCTTCCGAAGGTGTGCCTTGCCTGATGGAATGAGATCGGACGGTTGATGCCGCACATCACGGACATCTTTTTCAGGTGTCTGTTCATGCTCTCTTTGGTCAGCATAGGAAGGAGTTTCCCGTCGCTGTCCATATCCTTGTATTTTTCAATGATATTCAGCGGTATCTCCATCAACCGGATACATTCGGGCGTCCCTGTTTTTTGTCTTTCCGTATGAATCCACAGACTACCGTCATCCGCTCTCACCAGATTGGCGGCTGTCAGGCTCCTCATGTCGCAGTAACAGATACCCGTCCAGCACGAGAACAGGAACATGTCCCTCGTGAAATTACGGTTGGGGGTGTCATAGGTAGTGTTCGCAAACCTGTCAAGCTCGTCTTCTGTCAGATACATCTGTTTGAAAACAGGTTTTTGCGGCGCATAACCTTTGAACGGGCTGAAAGGGACGATGCCGCGGAACACGGCAAGCATCATTACGCTTTTCAGGCGGTTAATATGTCCGAGTATGGTCCTGGGCATGAAACGCCTTGTCGTGCGCATATACATATCAAACGCCTCGATAAAGTTTTCATCCAGCTGCTTGACAGGCATATCCGACACATGGTATCTCTCTTTCAGGAACTCACCGAGTATCCGGCAGGTGTTCCGGTACTGGTAGAACGTGCTTGCCGCCCTATTCACCCCTACACGCAGGGCATAGTCGCTGTTATGCTCCGCATAGAGCTTCATGATGGTATCCTGAGTCTCAGCCAGACCTTGGAACACGTTTCTGACTTCCTCCGCTTTCACGACATCCTTGATATCAGTAAGTTCGTTGAACCGCTTCTGCAACAACAGCAGTAGCCGTTCAATCTCCCTGTTTGCCATTGTCGCCGCCTTGCTTTTGCCGGTGCAGCGTTGGGCGGTGGCGTTCCACAACCGCACATCTATTTTGAACTTGCACGCGAATTGCGCGATGGAATTGACCTTTCCCCTGACGGATATTCTGCTCATGAGCGGAGAAAAGCCGTCCTTGTCCTGTACGCTGCGCTTGATGTAGAGCAGCACTTTCATTTCTGTTTTCATGCGTTACTTTTTTGATTGCAATTTTACTCATATCTCGCCTGTTGAACGGTATGAGAATCAGGCAGAACGACGCAATCAAAACCGGATAGGTTAAATCTGTAGGGTAAAGTAAGATTCCCGGATGGAAATACCTTTTAACTGACAGTTTATCCCTTGATTGACTGCATCTAAATGAAATGAAAACAGGTAATGACTTGGTAGCTGAACAGGTTCGTTATTCTACCTGTTTTTGCTATTTACCCAACTGCGCAAACCAACACAATTTTGCTACTTTACAACGAATTGCAGTTCTTTTGCCGGATTCCTCTATTGGTTGCATTGATAGTTTTCTATCTGTTTACCGGGCTGGCATTCATAGATGTGTATAATCTGCGCCCCGAACATATTTCAGAGGACGGCAACGGTAATCTGTGGATAGTGAAACCCCGTGAAAAGACAAACAATGTCTGTAACATCCCGCTTTTGAGCATTCCCAAACAGATACTTGAAAAGTATAAGGATAACCCCTACTGTATGGATAAAGGAACTTTGTTGCCAGTTCCCTGCAATCAGAAGATGAACAGCTACCTGAAAGAGATTGCCGACCTGTGCGGTATCAAAAAGAACCTGACCACGCACACAGCCCGCCACAGTTTCGCCACAGTTATCGCACTGGCTAACAACGTGTCACTGCCGAATGTGGCTAAAATGCTGGGGCATTCATCCACCCGAATGACACAGCACTACGCAAAGGTATTAGACCAAACTATTTTAAAAGATATGCAAGAGGTTGAAAAGCAACTTTCTATTTAGCACCAATTATCCAGTAGCCTTGTTGTATAAAGCTAAGACTACTGGATATTTCCTCTTAAATACTGGATACTATTTTTTTGATTTTGAAGTTGAGATTTCAGTTCTAGTTATAACCCAACATTTTTTTTCAGGAATATACTCTAGCTCTTTCCTATGGTAGGGCAAAAGAATCAAAGCTGAATCTATTTGTGGAGATTCAAATGTCACATAGCCATTACCTAAATCTTTCACTACAATATTATAGCGTTCTAATACTGATTTCAATATTTTACTGTCTGTTGCAAATTGCTTTATCTCTTCATTATCTACAATATTTGAAGCATCATATTTTATAGAATACTTTATCATATTAGCAGAAGAATCTATTTCAGCTCTAAAATTAGGTTTAAATACATCTTTAGTCATGATATAGTATTGTTTATAATATTGTAATGAATCCATAGCACTTTCGTATTTTGCAAATAAATCATTAACATATCGAATAAACTCATCACCATTCATTTTTTTATCACCCGCATAAAAGAAAAATGTTTTTTCAACCGTTTTAATTATACTGTCTTGCTTTACCCTCCAAGTTGAATCTTGATTTAATGCTGATGTTAACAAAATTTCTCTCTTTTCAACATCTTGTTTAAGACGAGTATTATCTTGATACAAGAAAACAGATGAAATAATAGAACTTATAGCAATAACGACAACAATAATAATGTATAGCTTTTGAATAGTTTTCATTTCTTTTCTTTTTGATAATCATTAAAATTTTTGATAAACAAACTGATTTCCTGCAAAGTAACCTTTTGCTCCTGTTCATTTACCCATTTATTTTTTTCTTCTTGAAGTTTATTTTGAAATTCTACTTCTAAGCGCAACTTTTCATATTGCAAATCGCGAATTTTATTTTCATACTCATTTTCTGTTCTCCAACTTCCAATTTTCCAACCAATTCCAAAAGTTAAAGTTCCAACAGTAATAATAGTACCAATGATACCACCTATACTATTGAACAGAGAAAAGGAGTGTTCTGTTTTTTCTTCTATAACCTTCTTTGCCATTATTACTACTCTAAAATCATGCAAAGATACTAAAATCCTTTAATATAATTTGTTAGTAAATTGCATTTTAGAAGCACGATGAACTTCCAATGCAATAACAATATAAAATTTAACCCAAAAATCCAGCAATACTGTTTTCAAGAAAACGTGATTGCTGGATTTCAATCAATCAAACAATAAATCAATAAATACAGAAAACAAGATTGAAATAAAACAATCTTTCAATATTTCAAGAAAACAAGATTTCATGTTTTCAAGATTTCATTTTCTGTAATGTCTTTCCAGCAGGTCTAAAATCTCGCTTTCCCGGTAGATGATTTTTCCCGGAAGCTGCACGTACCCCAGCAGCCCCGTGTCCCTGTAATCCTGCAAAGTCCGTTTGCTGATGCAAAGCCGCTTGCACACTTCCTCGCCCGTCAGGTAGTGTTCACCGTTCAATACCGGGCGATAGTTCATTACCACGTACTCCACGTTTTCCAGCACCCTGTCAAGGGAGGAAAACAGTACCAGCGTGGTTTCGGAATCTTTCGTTATCAAATCCATACGCCTACTTTTTAGAATTGTCCCTTACTTGGCTAAGCAGAAATGTTTCCACGTCCGAAGCCTTATAGTAAATCTTATTGTTAATCTGCGAATAAGGCAGTTTCCCCGTATCACGGTAGGTCTGTATCGTCCGGGCTGAAACATTCAGCAAACGGCAGGTTTCGCAGTTATCCAGCCACTTGTCACGCTTCCTGCGTAAAGGTACGCAGAGCGCATCCACACGCCCCACAAAATTTTCAAACCTCTGTTTCCAGAGTTCAAAGGTTCTCTTTTCAATCGTCACTATTTCCATAACCGATATATTTATTATTATCAATACTCCGTTTTTCTTCACTGGTGCAAATATATAAGGCTGAATGACAGGTTGTTTCTTCCTGTCCGAAAATGACCTTGCGTGTCCGAAAATGTCCACCGAACCCCAAGAACAACACGAAAGAAACGAACCGATAACAAAAAAACTGTTTTTTCTCCACTCCCTAAATAAGTAAGGTAGTGAACACAAAGCCGTTTTCTATTTGCCGACATTAATTTGGTGCAGAGCGCAGCAAAGCGATTCCAAACGGCTGACGCTTTGTTTTTTACCGATTTTTCTTATTTTATTTGTGGTGCTAATTCAAAAAACAAGCACCTATGAATAATCCTTTCGAAGAAATTTTCAAACGGCTGGAGAACATCGAAAAGATGATTGCCCCGGTCATGGGCGCACAACCCGAAGAACGGCAGGACGAAAAAGAGCCTGTGTTAGTCAAAATATCCGTTGCCAGCGGCATAACCGGGTATTCAGTCAATTACCTGTACCACTTAGCCAGCAAGGGACTGATACCGTGTGTCAAGCGTGGGCGTACCCTGCGTTTCGACATGGAGGAACTAAAAAAGTGGATGCAGCAGCAGTATGTCCCGGCTTCTAACAGACTTCCCGATGAAAAAGAAAAGAGGTGACGATGCACGGCATATCAAAGGCTGGCAGTCCAAGAACGAGCGCATCGAAAGCCTGTTGAACGTCCTGTACGATTTCCGGTTCAATACCATAAAGAACCGGACGGAATACCGGGCTGCAAGTTCTTCGGGCTTGTACCAGCCCGTTACAAAATTTGTCCTGAACTCGTTCAGGCGCAGGCTGGATGCGACCGCCGGTATTGTCACCTCTGCCGAGAACATCCGTACCATACTGGAGAGCGATTTCGCAAGAAAGGTACATCCCATACGGGAATACTTCAATGCCCTGCCGCTTCTCAATCCAGCCGAACACGGGCATATCGGCAGGCTCCTGAACACGGTACAGGTAGCCAATCCCGGCAAATGGGGGGAATATTTCACGAAATGGCTTATCGGTGTGGTAGCCAACGCGATGAACGACACGGGATGTCAGAACCATACCTGTCTGGTATTGACCGGGGACAAGCAGGGGCAGTTCAAATCATGGTGGCTGGACAATCTTTGCCCACCACCGCTTAAAAACTACCTGTTTACCGGGAAGATAGACCCGCAGGGCAAAGACATCCTGACACTGATAGCCGAATACCTGTTCATCAACATTGATGACCAGCTAAAGGAACTCAACAAGCAGAACGAGAACGCATTGAAGAACCTTATCACCACCCCGGCAGTGAAATACCGCAGACCGTATGATGTTTACATCGAGGAATACCCCCACCTCGCCAGCTTCATGGCTTCGGTGAACGGCAACGAGTTCCTGACCGACCCGACAGGCAGCAGGCGTTTTCTGCCGTTCGAGGTGCTGCACATAGACAAGCCCACGGCAGAAAGTATTCACATGGATAACGTCTATTCCGAAATCATGTACCTGTACCGTCAGGGCGTGCGCTATTGGTTCAATGATGCGGAGATTAGAGAATTGCATTTGGCAAATGCAGGATTTGAGGTGCAGACGGTCGAGTTTGAAATGCTGACACAATACTTTGAGAAGCCGACAGAGGAGGAAGAACCCCTGTTCTTTATGACAACGGCACAAATACTGGCACGTTTACGGGATATATGCGCCATGCAGCTATCAGAAAAACGGCTGGGGGAAGCGTTGCGTAAAGCCGGGTTCAAACGGGTACAGAAACGCATCAACAAACAGAATTATTCGGTATATGGGTACAGAATAAAGCCAGTCCCGGCAGCCTCTACAAATGACGATTACGGATAGGCAGCCATGCAGTAATTACTGCAAAAGTTTCATGCTATCATTCTAACTGTTAGAAATCAATCAGTTATACAATGCGCAGTAAGCAGTAAGATAAAATCCAAAACTTTTTGGAAAACAGAAAAAAGAAAAACAAGAAAAGAGCAAGCAGGAATATAAGGAGGTATTTCTATTTCCTTTTGAAGAAATAACTTACTTATCTTACTGCATAAAGAGCAATCCGTTGAAAGAAAAAAGAATTATGTGCAGCAACATGGTCATTTTTCTTCTTACTGACCTCTTACTTTACTACTGCAATTTATCAACATCAAAAAAATAAAGATTATGACCTACAAGGAAGCCAACAATATCAGTATCAAGGATTACCTGAACTCTTTGGGAATCCAGCCTGTCACGGAAAAGGGAAGTTACGGGATGTACCGCAGCCCCTTACGGGAGGACAACACGCCAAGTTTCAAGGTGGATTATAACGCCAATCTATGGTGTGACTACGGAACTGGCGAAGGCGGGACGCTCATCGACTTTGTGATGAAGCAGCACCAGTGTAACGCCTACGGCGCTATCTGCCGACTGGAACAGGGCAACACCGCCTCTTTTTCCTTTCACGGGAAAGACCTGCCCGAAAGGGACACGAAAAGGCAGGCTACCAGCCCGATAGAAATACGCAGAATACAGCCGTTACAGAATCCGGCACTCATGCGCTATTTGCAGGAAAGGGGGATTTCTCCCGGAACGGCAGCCCCATACGTGCAGGAAATGTATTACCGCATCGGTGGAAAGCCTTATTTTGCGCTGGCGTTCAAGAATGATTCAGGAGGTTACGAGCTTCGCAATCCCCGTTTCAAGGGCAGCACATCGAAAGACATTACCCATATACGGCAGCAGGGAGAGCCGAGAGATACCTGTTTTGTGTTCGAGGGCTTTTTGGATTTCCTCTCGTTCCTCACTATCCGGCAACAGAAAAGCCCGAACATGTCCTGCACCGACTGGCAGG